GAGAAAGTGAATGCGCATGCCAAACTGACTTATTACTTAAAAACTAAGTATTTTATGGCGCGCAGAGAGTATGGGTTGATCCAGAACATGGTCACTGATGCTAGGAATTGGTTGCTGAACAATGGTCATAGTGCTGACAACGCACTTGATTATAAACACTTGACATCTTCAGTCATGGCAGCCTATTTCATTGATGATGAAGAATTGGCGTTCCGAACGCTAATGAAACAGACCACCAACATGGGTGCTGGCCACTTAGACCGCATATTACATTTTAATGACTGTGTCGACGGTGGCTTCGGATTCGCCAATAATAACCTAGCGCGCGAAACCGAGGGCAAGAAGCACTTTTTCGATATCCCGGGGAGGGTCACGCAAACATTCTGCTCCGATTTACGGAAGACCAAAGGGGCCCCCGTGTGATACGCCCCAAAAATATTTCTTAGTGTATGCACAGATCTCACACCAGTCACCAAGGTAGGGACACACTATGAAATTAGTTGTGCATTTTTGGGTACACATAAACAAAGCCGGTACATAAAGATTTTTGATTATAATCGTATCGAGGAACATTTTTATTTTAATAATTGTTACCACAATGAATATGCAGGTCTCATTAGGAGGCATGCTGTAGATCACACCCCAGAACATTTAGAACTTAAGGCTGATAAGTTATTGTGTGCCATCCAACACAATATGTTGTCTGATATAGCCACTAGATTTGCACAGTCACAACACATATCCGAGATAACCCATAAGCAAGCAATAGACTACACTAGATTAGCTGTCAAGAAAAAGTATATAACCGCGTATAACACGATTATGCGTAGACGAGTAGCTGATGAGGAGTTTGGAGCCAATATAAGAGCCTTCGTAAAGTCTGAGAAGATGCCTTTAGAAAAACTTGAGGGCGGAAAACCTCGACTAATACAGTTTAGATCATCCATGTTTACATATATGATGAAGAGATTTGCTACATTATTTAGCAAGAGCATAGTACACAACGACAACGTGTTTAACCACCAACCGTTGAATACTATAATCATGAAATCTTATTCACCAATAGATAGAGCGCGTATCCTTAGAGAATCCTGGGATTCATATAAGAACCCAGTAGCCGTCTGTTTGGATCATAGTAAATATGATGGTAGTATAACGAAGGAATTACTCAAGATCGAGCATGAGTTTTGGCGTAACATTCTGAAGGATAAAGCATCTCGTCGACGATTTGATGTGTTCTTGAGGAGACAGTTAAATAATAAGTGTAGGACCATGGGCGGATTGAGGTATGCAATTAAGGGTACTAGGATGTCAGGAGAGTTCACCACTTCTGATGGTAATTGCATATTGAACATCATCATTTTAACTTACATTTGCGAGGCTAGTAAGTTCAAGAGCTGGAAGTTGCATGTAGACGGAGACGACTCCGTCTTGATACTTGAATCATCTGAATTAGGTAAGATGATTCCCCTCTCTGAACTGAAACAATTTAACATTACAACCACATGTGATAGGATAGCTGACGACTTCCGAAGAATCGATTTTTGTCAATGTAGCCCCTTGAGAGTCGACAACCGGTGGATAATGATTAAGAAGCCAATGCGCACTATATCTCGCATGTCATATTGCGAGAGTAAGTATTTAAAATGCCTGAAGAGATATATAGCTTCAGTTGGTGTCTGTGAACTGTCTAACAACGTAGGCGTTCCCATAACGCAAGAGTGGTGCAAGATGCAGATATGTATGTCTGATTATGGTAAACCTATAACGGTTGAGTGTCCAGCTAGGTTCCCCGGCGAAGAAAAATACCGCCAGGTGGATATGCAAACCCGTCGAGATTTCGAAGTAGCCTTTGGTATTTCAGTACCATTGCAATTAGCTATCGAGAACGAGATAATGGACTCAACTGAGTTGGATTACAACAAATTAAATACATATTTAGCAAGACAGACAAAGTTTCAAGATGGCCAAGCCAAGAAATTTAAATTTTAGATCTAAGCGTAATAGTAGAAATAGACCCTTAAACAAAAATAAGAGACTCATGTCCAACAAAATGTATGGTAGTAAATTCTACCCAAAACCTGCCATGTCAGGAACAAGAACACCTGGCACCATCATTAAAGCCCTGTACACCAAACCCAAGTCAACGCAGACAATGTCACCTTACGAGTGCTGTAGGTTGATGGGTGCCGTTCCGAAAGAATCACCATCTATTCCGGACGGTTCATCGGGTATGCACAATGCCGTTTGCCTATATGCCACCGATAGATTGACATTTGCGTCTGGGCAGACGTGCTTAATGCAGTTCAACCCCTGGTTACCTATGTTTGGTTTGGTACAATCCAGTGGGACGTTTAGTTTAAACGGCGTTCCATTTGCTGGTGCATCCTCCATCGGGCAATCATATGCACCAATGGGCGTTCCTGCTGTATATAGATACGCAGGAGATGGAATTACTGCGCCAATACAATCTACTTCTGTGCCTGGTTACACCCCATCAGTATGTGACCAGTATAGTGCCACATCCTTCCGAATCGTTTCGCAGACTCACAAGATTTATTACACTGGACCAGTCACCACTTGTGCTGGTTCTATAAGAGCGTGGGAAAACAACATGGCGATTAGCGACGAGATTGTTGTCACCAACACTGTATCAGGTGTAGGCATTAATTTTACAGTCAAGAAAGCAGATGGCACAACATTGACAGTATCTCCACCAGGCACCCGAGTGCTAATTATGGATGGAATAACAACCACAACACCACCAGTTTCGTGTGTCACGGTTAGACCTGAACAAGGTATGCTAATCAGTCTTAAGCATAGCTCTAAAGACTATAAGCAGCGACCTATCTCCACTGTCCCTCTGGGCCTGACATTTGGTCCATTCTCCCCTGCCACTAACATGAATGGAGTTGGAAACATACTTGCCTTGTCATCAGCAACTGGATTTGGCAATTGTGGAGGTGGTATTGTTGCTTACGACAACGACTGGGTTGGTATGACTGTCATACTCGATAATATGAACTCTGATGCTTCGTATATAGTAGAGACCTGTGTATGCGTCGAATTTACACCATCATCAAATTCAGCCTTTAAAGCGTTATCTAAAGAAGGGCCAAAGCCTGATAACGCGTTAATAGCTAAAATCGAGAAATATTTGGCTAATCGTGGTTCTGCACATCCTTTATAGCAACGAAAGGATGACCACGCGCGCATGACGAATTATGAGATGGTTAACCATGTCAAGTCACAAGCTAAATTAGCCGCAGGTATAGGAGCTGTCACACTACCCTCAGTCATCGGTGGTGTGATTGGACTCTTGGCGTGGCTCACCCCGCGCGCGCCTCCCATTTTGTTATGATATCTCTGGTTGATAGTTACGGTAGTTAGGATATGTCGGATGAGGGAATTGGGACCCCTGGAAATGCCCGTCGGAAACGCAATTATAATTGTGCGTGAACACATAGAGGTTCTTATCTTCCGACCGCGAGTGCTCACCCAATTGCTATACTGATGATTAGACCTACTGTTCTTCTCACTATCAATTATTTGTTTATTATCGATGTCGTTTATGTGTTCGATGTTTGATGTTCTATGTAAGCCGAAGGAAAACGGATATAACAGACGTTTGAGTCTGGGCTATAAGCTAACCAAAAAGTGCGAAGGAAAACGCCTATAACGACCTGAAATCGGGCTATAAGCTAAC